GCTAATGAATCTGATAGTTTTTCTACAACCCACAATTCATTTTTTAAATCAAATTCTACTGGGAGTGGTTCATATAACTTAACTAATACTGTTGGGTTATTAGGATCAGTACTATCTAATAAAATATTATTAGCTATAATAAGTTGGTTATTGCCAAAATTTAAATAAAAGTCTGGGTAGTAACTTGAAGTAGCTCTAGTAGCTAAATACTCATTAGTTCCATTAATTATGGCAGAATTATCTAATATATTAGAGTCTAATCTAATTTCAGTTCTATCAGAAGAAATTTCACTTATATAGTACTTATTATCTGCTGATGAATTAAGTAATTTAGTAAGAAAATTATATAATGTGTAATATTGACCTCCATCATATCCAAGCTTTTTTATATCGCTTTCAGGATCTATAACTACATTAACATCATTAATAGTATAATTTGTATAATTTAAATCAGAATAAATTATATTTCTATTTAAATTTAAAATAAAATATTCTATATAATCAGTAGCTTTATCAAATGTACCATCTGTAGTAGAGCTAGATATTAATGCTGTATCTTGAGAAGAGTATTCTTGAGATACAAATGTTTGGGGATCTATACCAGTTATATTGTATGTATTATCCATTTACTTGAGAGGTTTGAGCCTGTGTTAGTTGTTGATTTAATGATAAATTTTCTGCTTGAAGAGAATCTATTTCATTTAATAATGCTTGTATGGTATCATCTGTTGGTTGAAAATCTACATATTCACTACTTCTTTTAATTAAAGTTTCATGAGAGTCTTCTCCAGTTTTAGGAATTTCATAAAATAATTGGTTATATAAATTAAAAAATTCTGCTACTGTTGGTCCTGTTTGTTGAGTAGAAGTTTGAGAAGATTGAGGTACTAATTGTGTAAAATTAGTATCAATTACCTTTCCATATTGATTTCTAGAATAAACTGTTTTATTTAAATTAACTGCGTCCATTATCTTCCATTTATAACTTTAAAGTAATAATTATTATCCATTATAAGTGTAGAACCACCTATAATTGTTTTAATTAGAATTTTATAATATCTTTCAGGTTCTAAACCATTCATAAAAATTTTAAAATAATTACTTGTACTGTCTGCACTTATTTTTGTATAAGTTGTATCGAAGTTAATAACATATTCGTTGGTATCCAAATCTTTTACAGCATAATATGATTCTGTTGGCAAATAAAAGTTATTTACATACTCAGATGATGTTTGATAAATTCGAGCTGGGTATTTAGGTCTAACATTTAGTCTAAAAATATTAATACTGTCTGGGTAGTATATACCTGGGTTTTCAGATAATGAAATATATAAAAGACTACTAGTAATTAGAGTTTGAGTAGATGAACCGGTATTCCAAATAAAATCATTCCATTTGATTTCTAAGCATGGAGGATAAATTGTGTGGGTGTCAACTGAGAAGTATTTGAATATTGGTTCAGTAGATTGACTAGGAGCAAATTCAATAGTAGGGCTAAGTCTAACTATAAAACCATAATTAGATATAGATCCACTATTCCATAATTTAACAGTATCTGTTACATTTATATCTAAATCTTTTGTACTATTGATATTAAAAGATTGAGTAGCTTGAGGATTTGGTGCTGTTGAGTTTGAAGAAGTATAATACCAAGTACCTCCTCCTGGGTTTGTTGATACAAATGAAGCTGTTATATTAGTTCCCCAACCTGTAAATGTCCAAGTAGAACCACTTAACCCTGTTCTCCATTTCCAACTTACCCCATCTGTAGTAGCAGGATAATCAGAATATGTTCCAGTTCCATTATCCCAATCTTGAGCTACAGGATTAACATATATAGAGGTATTTGTTGTAACGCCACTAGCATTTGCAACAAAGCATCTTAAATTAGCTTGCCATGTTGATGTTCCTATAGTACTAAATAAATCATTGATTTGAGTTTGATCAAATTTAGTTAAAAATCTAGACACATATGGATTTACACCTGTTCCTCCAACAGTATTTTGATTAGAAACTTCAATTATTTGATCTAAACCAGTATTAGTATCAGGAACACTTGAATATAGGGTAGCGTCCTGAATGGGGAAAAGCTTATAAACAGCCATTTTTTATTTATAAATATTAAAAACCTTTAAATTTTTGTTTATAAAGGTACAACTTTACCACGAATATCAGTAGTAGGATATTTAACTTCAAATATACTAGGATCTAAAGATGGATAAACTACGCTATTATTTGTAGCCCCCGCAATGCTATACGCATATTTAGAGTAGCCTGAATTTTCACCTACTTTGTTGTTTATTGCTATGTCTTTAACAGTTTGAACACCTTCTATTTGGTTTAAAGCAATATATAGATCTTTTAACATAATAGGTTCATTAATTTGCCATTTATCTAATTTAAAATAGTCTTGTAAAGTTGAAATACAATTTGATAAGACTAGATTATTATTATAATTAGGGTAAACTACAATTTCAAATTCTACTCCAATATTGATAACAAATGCATCTCTAATATTAACAGAGTCACCTATTACTCTATATTGAGATAAATAAGTTGAAAGATTTTGTTTTAATGAATTAGAAGCTGTTGTTAAATTTCCATTAACATCATAAGTTAAAACATATAAATCTAAAACTGAAGATGCTTCCCCAGCTGATAGATTTTGAGCTTTAGTAGGTTCAATATATGCTTTTGCTATTACTCCATATTTTGGATCCATACTTAATGCTCTAACTAAATAGTCATCTGCTGTTACATTTCGTAATTGGGTTGAATAATTAGCTATAGTATTTTGACGTATAATTTCTATAGTATCTCCACCACTACCACCTGAAGCTGCTTCTGGGTTAGTTATTGCTAATGAATTTACTATAGAGTTTGCTGTTGTAAAATTTAAACCGTATTTTAAAAATTTAGCAGTACCATTAAATTTAGTAATAGAATTAGATGCTACGTTTGCATTTACGCCCCCTCCAGTTAAGTAACGTACTGTTAGAGTAGTATTAGAAGGAGCTATACCATATGTTTTAGTAAATAAGAAATTTGAAGGATCATATGCTATAGTCATTTTAGTTTGTCTTGATGGTAATCCTATACCTACATTGTCTGGGTTAGGTACAATTTCTTCATCATTATTAGCAGCGGTTCCTGCTCCAAATTGAAGTTGTAAATTAGTACTATTTAAAAATCTAGTGACAAAACGTCTTTGTACTTTTTTTAATTGTAAAAGATATGGAGTATCACCACCATTTAATGAATTATTTGGGTCATTTACGTTAGTATTTTTAATACCATCATAAACTGTTTCTTGAGCTAAATAAGGAACTTCATACCAAATATTTCCATCACTATCAGTAATATCTAAAATTCCTATAATATTATTACCATTTATATTTACAGTTGAGAATTTTTGTGGATCACCAAATGTAAATGTAGTAGTATTAATAGTAGCAGAAATAGCGCTACGAGTCTTTTTTAGTAAATAATATGTTGGAGTAGTTCCAGATATTTCATATACTGTCACTGTTGTGGGGTCTGAAGAACTAGAAACTGAAAAGTCTAAAGGATCTTGAAGTAAAAATGGGATTGGAGTAGCAGCATTAGTAGAAATAGATGTATTAGGAGCTATATATAATGCATATGAAAAGTCAGGATCACTATTAGCTCCAACAGCAGGAACAACTTGATAGATATCTACATTTGCAGTAGCAACTCCAGTTACTTTTGGATTATAACCAAACATGTATGCTAATTCAAATAAATTATTTGTTTGACGAGCATATTGTAAAAAAGTTTCTTGGAATTGATTATCTAAATAAAAAGATAAAACATCGCCTACATATGAAGCCATCTCCATAAACATCATACCAGGGCTAGTGTCGCTAAAATCAGTATATGTTGTTGGAAAATATGTTTTAGCGTAGTTTATAAGACTACTTCTAAATTCGCTAAAATCTTTGTTTAAATATTTTATGTCTCTATTTACTGTTGCCATGTTGTTAGAAAGTTAATGCTAGTGTATCTTGTAATCCTGTATTAAGGATTGAGTATGTTAATTCAATAAATATTTGATTTGAATCTGGGTTTTGTAAGATTTGCAAATCATTTACTATTATGTTGGTAAAATTTTGTGCTATTTGGTTTTGAATATTTTCTTTTAAGAAGTCTAAATTATTAGTAGTTATTTGTTCAAATATAAATGCTCTAAGATTTCCTCCAAAATTAGGATTTAAATAACGTTCATCCTGATTTGTTAAGAGAAAATTTATTAGATTATTTTTTATTGCGTCTGTACTACTATAGTTAGGTGCAAATACGTTATCGCTATTAAAAGGGATATCTACCCCAATTGCTACATCTGGGGTGATATCTCTAATTAGTATTTTTTTAGCTCCGTATGCCATTATTTATTCATATTTAATAGACCTACTATTTGACTTAAGTCAACTTCACCCGGAGGTAAAGATGAACCTTCGGCAGCAGTGTTAACTGGGCGAGGTACAAAACTATTTGTATTAAAAGATAGTGTATCTTGACCTAAAGTAGTAGCAGTTTCACTTAAAACACTCATATATGATTGTCTCATAGCTGCTAAATCCTTAGTTGGTTCAACTTGTACCTGTGTTTGAGGTCTAAATTGTGATTCAACTACGGATGTTTTAGAACTTTTAATACTTTCAAGTAAAATTTCTTTCAATTCTTCTTGAATTACTTCTCTTACTGATTCTTTAATGATTTTTTTTAATCCACTTATATTCATATGTTATAAATATTTTAATTAATAAGCTTTTAAATTATTATTGTCTATATAAAGTTTGAGTTCGTCTATTAAAACTTGAGGATTTGTCGTGAAAGACGCGGGAGTTTCAATTAAAGGAATACCTTCAGCATTATATCCGATAGCTTTTCTCTTGGAAATTTTCGCGTTAAAAGGCACATCTACTACTATAATTTCAAATCCCTGATATGATGATTGGTCTGGGGTGGTGGTGGTTGCTTTTTTAACTTGTTGGACTAAGTCATTATTTACAGAAACTAAATTAGTTTTAGTACATTTATTAATTAATTTATCTAATAAATCTAATAATGAAAGTATTATAGATACAGCAGCAGTAAATGAATCTATAGCAAGTGCTAACATTTCAATTTTATTTTTGGTCTCAACTAATCTAGCACTTCCATCGGGCTTAAAAAGTAAAAAGTTTTTTAAATCTTCTAAATCACTTAAAGCCGAAGTAACTGCTCCTGGAGCTCCCGGGGGAGAAGGGATAAATTTAATACCTAATGATAATGCTATTTTAATTGCTCCTATTATTTGAGGGAGTTTAGAAGCAACTTCAAATATTGTACTAGTTGCTGTTACTGTTCCCGCTACTATATTTAAAGTTTTGCTTATTCCATTTAAATTAGTTACTAAATTATTTCTAATTCCAATAATTTTATCTAATGTTTCTTTAGTAGGACAAAGGTCAGGCAACGTTGGAGGCACTGTTGTTATATCAATACCTGCATCTTGCATTATTTTTAATAAAGCAGTTAAAAATCTATCTTTTAATTCTTGTTCTTTACTTACTAATAAAGATCGTAAACTATCTAGTCCTGCTCCTTTAATATTTTTTAATATATCATTAGCATCTACTTGCTGAAAGTTAAGTTTGGCAATATCTAGATTACTTAGAGACATTATATAGTAAATGAAGTGTTAGATTTAATTTTTTCAGTAGCAGTTTTAAGTGTAGCTAATATAGGTAATATAGTACTAGATGCTGGGGCTATTGGAGCTAAACCTGGTTCTACTGTAGGTACAGCAGCTGCTGTTGCTGTAAAGAAAGTATTTAAAGCAGTAATTAAATTAGTTAATACTTGATATGTTGAATTACCTAATAATAAAGGTTCAACTGCATCTTTTGATCCTAAATTAACTCTATTTGATTGAATTATAGTAGTAGGAGTATCAATATTTAAACTATTAACAGCATTTAAATTGATAGATGTTTTAGAACTTAACATTATTTCATCCATAGTGCTATTAAAAAATAATCTACCTGAGTTGAGTATTATTTGTTTATTTGAATATTGGTTAGGTTTAGTAGGTTGAGTTATGTAACTATTATATTTAGTACTAGATGCTTCAATAGGAATTTTTTGAGTACTAGTAATATAGATAGATGATTCATCATTATTTATATCTTCAGTTACAGGTACCCAACCCTGTTCATCTTGTTTTCCTTGCCCATTTCTAATAATAGTAATAGGATCACCATCTGTTCCTGTTTCTGACCAGTTATTAGGTTTATTTTTTACTGTTGAACCTAATCTAATACCATTACCCCATCTACCTTCATAA